CGGGCTCGCCGGGCTCAGCCTTTTTGTAGTGATTGTGGACACTGGGGAGACAATCGAAATCCCCTGACCACGGATCATCTTCGATGGCCCGCCCGCACCCTGGCCGACGTGGAGGTCGTCTGTAGATCGTGCAACTCAAAGCGCGGTGCGCGCCGGGCAAGCGTGAGTGCGGCATGACGGACCAGACGCTGAGCGACGCCAAGCTCAACGCGATCGCACTGACCCGAGCTGCACTTACCCACGATCACGCGGCGCTCTACTCCATCCTGGCGTCAATAGACTTGGACGAGGCCCGCGAGACCGTTGGGAACCTCGTCTCTCTCAACGCCGCACTGCTGACCACCATCACCGATCACCCGCTCCTCATCCTCGATTGCTGGGCAAGGGCAACGGTGAACAATGCGTGAGCACACGGAGCCGGAGATTGGTCGCAGATCTGTCCCCCGGGGGGTGAACCCTCGACTAGGGGGGCTCGACCCGCGTGGGGGTAGCCGTTTCGGGCCACTAATGATCTCGAAGGATTGCTCACAACGTGCGTAGAGGGCCGAAAACAGAGCCGAAACGGCACATTGATGCCGATTCGCTGCCTCCACACGGCCCAAAGCGGGTAACACACTTCATCGAGACTTATTGCCGAGTCCCCAAGGGGACGAAGACGGTCCCGGCCGGGTCTCCGGTGGTGCTCCGGCCCTGGCAGAAAGACATCCTCAACGGTCTGTACTCGGATCCCCGGCCGCGCCAAGGATTGGTATCAGTCGCCCGCAAGAACGGGAAAACGCTCCTCGCCGCGTGCCTGGCGCTCTACCACCTGGTCGCCGACGACGAGGCGTCCGCCGAGATTCTGGTCGTGTCATCGGACGAGAGAACGGCGCAAGTAACGTTCAAGCTCGCACGCAGAATGGTCGAGCTGGACGACACCCTGCGTGAGTGCATTCAAGTGTGGAAGGAACAGCTCTACATTCCGCGCACGGACTGCATCATGGAGGTGCTGTCCGGGGACGCCAGCCGGGCACAGGGCCGCAATCCGTCGTTTGCGATCGTGGACGAGGTTCACGTCACCGACCCGGACTGCTGGGACGCTCTCGCGCTCGGACAAGCAACACGGGCTCGTCCCCTCATCCTGGGTATTTCCACGGAATGCGGACCGAATGAGCCCGAAAACTTGATGGCACGACTCGTGGGGCATGGCCGCAACGCGAATGATCCCGACTTCTTCTTTCGGGAGTTCACCGCACCGGCCAACTGCGACACCCACGACCGCCGGGCCTGGGAATCAGCAAACCCTCAGTTGTACGACACCCTTGACGCCGATCACCTCGCCGCATTGGTTCGCACAACGCGCGAGTCACAGTTCCGTCGTTATCACTTGAACCAACGGGTCGCCACGGAAGGCGCCTGGCTGCCGCTGGGTGCCTGGGATGCCTGCTCGGTGCTCGCAGGCGCGGACGGGGCCGCTCAGGGCCGCGAATCGGCCATCCTCGCCGGGTCGGACGTGGTACTCGCGCTCGACGGCTCGTTCTCCGGGGACGCCACGGCGCTGGTCGCCTGCACCGTTGACCCGCTCCCGCATCTCGACGTCATCGCGCTGTGGGAGCCTCCGAATGACGATCCCGGGTACCGGGTCGACGTCGCCGATGTTGAGGACATGATCCGCACTACCTGTCAACGGCTCTCCGTGCGCGAAATCTGCGCCGACCCCTATCGCTGGACCCGCTCGTTGCAGGCCCTCGAAGCCGAGGGACTGCCGATGGTCGAGTTCCCGCAGAGCCCCTCCCGCATGGCTCCGGCGACGGCCGCCCTGTATGAGGCCGTGATGAACCGGCAGGCAACGCATTCCGGCAACCCCGACCTCGCCCGGCACGTCGGAAACGCCCACGTCAAGGACGATGCGCGGGGGGTGCGACTCACCAAGCAGACGAAATGGTCGAAGCTGCGCATCGACCTCGCGGTCTGCGCCGTGATGGCTCATTCCCGTGCGCTGTTCTTCGCTTCCCAGCCGGCGAAACGGACTCGCCGGGTGGTGACCTTCAAGCGATGACCACCCTCGACACCCTCATCGCTCTGGGCCGTCGACTCGACTCCGATGCGCAACAACTGTCGCTGCTCAACTCCTACTACTCCGGCACCCAGCCTCTGGCGTATCTCTCCGATGACGCCAGGGCCGCGCTCGGCTCCGGATTCCGGACCCTGAGCGTGGAGCTTCCGAAGCTGGCCGTGGACAGCCTCGCCGAGCGGCTGGACTTACAGGGATTCCGCATCGGTGGAGCCGAAGCGGCCGACCCGGGACTCTGGGCGGTCTGGACCGCCAATGGCATGCCGGAGATGGCGCCCATCACCCACACCGAGGCCCTGACCCTCGGCCGCTCGTTCGTGTTCGTCTGGGCCGGTGACAACGGCCGACCATTGGTCACCGTCGAGTCGCCCACCCAGGTCGCCGTTGCCCGCGACCCGGCCACTCGTGAGCCGGTCGCCGCCGTCAAGCGCTGGGAACAGGACGGCTATGGGCGCGCCGTGGTCTTGGAGCCGGACCGGATCACCCGCTACCGGACGGAGGGCCGGGTGGTCCAAGGAGCCGGAATTCCCTCCACCGGCTGGCGCGTGGTCGAGACCCTGGACAATCCGCTCGGCACCATCCCGGTCGTCCCTTTCGTGAACCGTGGACGCCTGCTGGACACCGAGGGCATCTCCGAGATGGACCCGATCTTGGACGTGTGCGATGCATTGAACAAGGTCATGTCCGACGCCATGGTCAGCTCGGAATACTTTGCAAGACCGCGCCGCTGGGTGACAGGCATGGAAATCGTGGAAGACGCGGACGGAAACCCCGTCGACCCGTTCTCCGAAGACACCACGCGGGTGTGGCAGGCGGAGAATCCCGAAACGCGGTTCGGTCAGTTCGAGCAGGTGGACCTCGCTTCCTATGCGAACCTCACCGCCACCTTGACACAACAAATCGGCGCGGTCTCCGGACTGCCACCGCACTACCTCGGCCTCAACGGCGACCAGCCGCCATCGGCCGACGCCATCCGCAGCGCCGAAGCGTCCCTGGTCGCCAGAGCGCTCGCCAAGCAACGTTCGTTCGGCCGGAGCTGGGCACAGGTCGCCGCGTTGATCCTGGCCGTGCAACACGGCGTCGATCCACGTTCAGTAGGTGTGGAACCCGTTTGGGCTGACCCTTCGACGCGCACCCCGGCGCAAACCGCCGACGCCGTGGTGAAACTGCACGCCGAGGGAATCCTCCCGACGTCCGCCGCGCTGGAGCGGCTCGGCTACTCGCCGCCGCAGATCGAGCGGATTAACACACAACGCGTGAACGATTCCCTCGCGTCGCAGGGGGTGAATCTGGACGATGTCCTATCGTGACAACGTCGTCTCACTGTCGGAGGCCGCCGCGACCCGCGCGGCGCTGATCTTCGACCGGTTCGTGCCCGCCGATGGCGTGATCGAGGACCTGAGCCCTGAGGATCGGAAACGACTCACCGCCGCGCTGACGACCGTGGTACAGGTCGCCAACACCAGAGCCCGGGCACTGGCCGCCCGCTCCGTCGCATCGACCCTGACCGCCCGGTATCGACGCCCGGTGGCCCCGGTGCTGCCACCGCTCGACCCGGACGCCGAGCGCCGCCGACTCACGGTCGCCGTCTTCACGCTGCTGGATCGCGCCGAGGAGATGGGGGATCCCGATGCCCAATCGTGAGGCACAGCGACGTCGTGTTGAGCGTCTCGCCCGATCTGAACCATTGAACGCGGGACGGGAGACTGTCCTGTCGTCATCGGCCGCCCAGATGCTCATTGAAACGGGCCGGGCACGGCTGGCCGCCCGGGAGACGGACGACGATCGGAACCGCCGGACCCCTACCACTACGGCGGCTCAACGCGTAGGCGAGACTTCCGCACCCGTCGCCCGCGCGCGACGGCCCGCCCCGGGACGGCGCCGCCCCATGGTCGGCCCGAATACCATCGCGGGCTGGGTCCGGGTGGTCGACGCCGATCCCTGCTACCGATGTCAGCAGTGGGACGACGGGAAACTCCGCCCCCTCAACGCTCGAATGAAATCCCACCCCAACTGCACCTGCACCGTGCGGTTGGTATTCGGAAGCGAGGCCAACTCATCATATGACTACACCGACCAACGGGAACCCACCACCCGACGCCCCGACCCCGCCGTCTGAGGGCTCCCCGGGCACCGACCCCTCGGGTACGCCCGACAGCGGCTCTGCGGGCGGCTCAGGGCCGGACACGGGCGCACAGGAGAGCTTCCCCGCGTCCTACGTCCGGGAGCTGCGCACCGAGTCGGCCGGGTACCGGACTCGCGCGCAGCATGCCGACGCCCTGGCGCACCGGCTGGTCACCGAGATCGCCCGCTCGACCGGGCGCATGGCCGACCCGTCCGATCTGCCCTACGACGGTTCTCTGCTCGGTGAGGACGGCTTTCCCGACCCCGAGAGGGTGGCAACGGCCGTGGACGACCTCATCGCGCGGAAACCGCACCTGGCCGACCGCCGCCCTCGCGGCTCCATCGACCAAGGCGTGCGAAACGGAGCCGAGGACGTCGACCTCGCCGGAATCCTCCGCGCGCGAGCCGGATGATGGCACGGAACCGGCTCCGCATCGACCTGGACCTCTCCGGTTTCCACCGTGCACTCGACGCACTCGACGGCCCCGGCCCCGCAACGCAGGCAGAGTTGACCCATACTTTCGCCGAAACGTTTGCTTACATCGACTCCCGCGTTCCGGTCGACACCGGCCGCTTGCGGGCCTCCGCTCGCCTCGCCATTTCCGAGGAGCCTGGCGACGAGTGGAGTGCGTCGGTAACCTATGGCGCTCCCGAAACGGGCGTGGTCTATGCCCCACAAGCCATCTACCACGCCCGCACATTCGACGGACTAGAGCAGTTCAACGACGACTTCCTCGACGCGATGTATACCGACGTGCGGGCATTCGAGTAGATGGACATCACGGGCGCGGTCTGGCACCGGCTGGTTACCGAGCCGGACATCGTCGCCGCGCTCGACACCCGCTTGTACCGCCACCGTCTCCCCGTGGTGATCGAGGGCACCGGGATGGCCGCTGCCGTCCTTTCCGCCGCTCAGGGCTGGACCACGGCGAATCGGCACAACACCGCCGAGTTCCCGAAGCTCCGGCTTGAGATCTACCAGGATTCATCCCCCAACAACCGCGACGCCGAGGACCGCGCTCACGATCTGTGGAAGCTTTTTGATCGGATTCTGCACGTTCCAACCGGGTTCGCCGCGCACTGGGGCGACGTCCGCGTGATCGGATCGCACCGGCTGACTCAGCCGGAGTGCTTCCCCGTCACCGACGCCGAGTCGGTCGCGCTGCTGGTCAGCGACTACGCCATCACCCTCGGCTGACCGGCCGAATATCACAACGCCGCCCCGCGCCCAACCGGCCCGCGGGGCGGCACCCACGGGCCAGGTGCCCGCACCGCGAGAGGCCAGGTGCTGATCGCTCCAAGAACGACTACTGGAGTGACCAATGCCGACCGGCACCGCAACCGTTCCCGAGCTGACCGCCGAGCAGGTTCAGCGAATCCTGGTCCAGCCACTCGAAGACCGCAGCGTCTTTCTCAACGCGGGACCACGAATCTTCGACACCCCCGGCTCCCCGGTCCGGGTGCCCAAGCTCGTCGGCATGACCACCGACCCGACCTGGATCGGTGAGAACCAGGCCATCCCCGACACCACGGAGATGGACACCGACGAAGTCGTCCTGATGCCGGAGACGATGAAGAGCATCAAGATTATTTCCCGGTTCTCGAACGAGCTGGCCCGCCAGTCCATCATCGGGTTCGACGCTGCACTGCGGGACCGACTCGTGACCGACGTGGCAAACGTCATGGACAACGCGCTGCTGTCCTCCACCGTCACCAACGGCACCCAGCCCCTCGGCTTGCTGAACTACGTCGGGACGCAGAGCATGGCAGCGGTCGGTGTCCCGTCGCTGGACGATCTGCACGACGCTATCGGGCTCATGTTCGCTGCGAGCGTCGACACCACCCGCGTCCGCTGGTTCATGACCTCGCGTGAGTTCGTCAACTTCCGCAAGCTCAAGGACACCACGAACCGTTACCAACTTCAGCCCGACCCCACTCAGGCAGGCCAGTACACGCTGCTCGGCATTCCAGTCCGGGTGACCAACAGAATACCGCAGAACGGTGGCCTCAACGCCGATGAGTCCAGCATCGTCCTGGCCGACTTCTCCACGATCGCAGTCGCTCGCGACCTCGCCCCGTCCGTCACAGTGCTGAGTGAACGATACGCAGACTTCGACCAGATCGGCATCAGAGTCGTGACCAGATACGACGCCGCACCGCTGCTCCCCGAGGCCATCCTCGTCATGCGCGGAGTGACACCGTAAAATGTTGACCGGTCAACAGGTCGCCGCCTTCCTCGGCAGACCCGAGGACGCCAACCTGGCCGCCGTCGCCGCCGCGCACCTCCCGCATCTCACGAACCTCGCACGCGCATACACCCGGGGCGCGGGATTCGACGTCACTGGTGAGCCCAACGCCGAGATCGAGTCCGTCGTGATGCTCGGTGCCGCTCGACTGGCCGTGAACCCTGCACAACTCACTTCCGAGGACGCGGACGGCTACTCGGCGCGCGGCGGTTTCTCCGGCTGGACGCTGGCAGAACGCTTGGTATTGGACAACTACCGGCGGAAACTGGCATGATCCGCAACGCACCGCACCGCGCCGAGATCCACCGCCGCATTCAAGTGGTCAACAACGGCATTCCATCCTGGACCGATCAGCTCATCGGCACCGTGGCCGGGCGCTTCGCCGTCACCGACCTCGACCCGGCATCCCCGGGCGCGGCCACCGGGTCCGGCCAGGCCAGCTTCTACCTTGACCACGGCCACCCGGCGACCGAGGACGACCTACTCGTGCTCACCGCGCCGGACCTCGGCACCTGGCGGGTCACCGCCGCGCGCTGGTCCCCCTCATCGCAACGGCTGCTGCTGTCCCGGGT